TTTCAACTTCAATGGCTCGGTGATCTTTATCACTAACTTGAATTTTGCTGACCGTCGTAGCAACAAAATCAAGGCTCACTTGGATGCGTTGCAAAGTCGTTGTCACTATTTGGACCTCACTATTAACAGCGAACGTGACAAAATGTTGCGTATCAAGCAGGTGCATCGTGATGCTGACGGTGGTTTGTTCAGTGACTATGATTTCACTGAGGAACAATCTGCCGAAGTTATGAATTTCATGTGGGACAATCATTCTAAATTGCGTGAAGTGTCCTTGCGTATGGCTTTGAAGATTGCAGACTTGGTTAAGATTAGCCCGAGCAATTGGCAGAATCTTGCTAAAGCAACTTGCATGAAAGAACAATGATTGCCGTGTGAAGGCGAGGGGCAATGTCAATAAGTCCCCACCCTATTTTTAAAGGAGTTTTTATGTATCAGATATGGGATGGTGATCTTTATTTGTATAGTGTCGAAACCAAATACGAGGCTGATGAAGCAAAAGAATCAGGTTTCAAAGTGATAAAGTCTAGCATAGTTATTTGACGTTGATAGCGTTTTTTCAGGGGAGACTAAGGTCTCCCTTTTTTACCTGTTTGTTTGCATTCTTTATTAAGACTATATATAATGTAAAGATGGTAGAACTAAAAACAGCAGAACACTTAATTTACTTTATGCAAGGTGATAATATTAGCCTTAGTCGTTATGACGAAAGGTTCATTAACAGCCTAGCCTCAATCTCACAGGTCACTACCAATCAAATAGGATTGTTCAATAGATTATTACACAAATACAATAGGCAATTTGCAAAGCATGAATTATTTCCTGAACAACTTGTAAAGTTACCTTGGACAATGAAGGTGGTTGAGAGTTCACCTCAATATACTGACGGACATATTTCTATAGAGAACAACACAATTATTTTCAAGTGTCCATACAATAGGAATTTTATTACTGAATTTAGGAATCAACCACTAAACAAGTTTGCATGGAATAAAGAAACTAGATGGTATGAAATCAAGTATGGAATTTATTCTTTGAAATTTCTTATTGATACTGCTAACAAATTTTTTGAAACAATTCACTACTGCGAAAAAACATTAGCAATTATTGATGAATTACTTCCATACGAAACAGCAAAGTATTGGGAACCAACATTAGTAAAAGTAAATGGTAACTTGATGATTGCCGCATCAAACGCCTATTTGGATGAGGCTATCAAAGATATAAAGTTAGACACAGATCCTATCACATTGTCTATGTTAGTATTTTACGGAATCAATATTGATTCTAGCCTATACGATACAAATGATGCAACAGAATCATTCTTTGCTAATAGGTATAATGAAATTGAAGTTTCAAATATACTAAATATAATACCCTGGCTGCAAGAAATAAATTGTGATCATGTTTATTTTTCTGGATCTTCATTAATTGCCGCAAATATTTCCTTGTTGAGAAAAAAATTAAAAGAAGCAAACATAACATTTACTGATAGTAATACTACTGTTTTCCCCAATGAAAATTCTTTTACGTTTCCTATTTTAATTAAACTTAAAAGAAAATTTGTATCACCGAATGACTCATTCAGAGTTGGAAAAATAATTCAACTTGTAAATTCACAACCAATAGAGATTAAATGAAACAATGTAAAATAATAGTTAAAGATGAAGTCAACGTAAAACTTGAGGGTCTTGAATTAGGTGAACGTAGGGCACTAATGAAGATGTTTGAGTATGAGATTCCAGGTGCTAGATATCTACCGAGTGTTAAACTTGGTAGATGGAATGGTAAGGTAAGTTATTTTAGTTTGGCTGGTAGCACATACATCAACTTACTAGCAGAGATATTGCCTGTACTTGACAGGGCAGGGTACGACATTGAATTAGAAGATACTAGAGATTATATAACCAACTTTGAATTCGCTGAAGTGTCCGAGGATACGTTCAAGCATAAGAATTGGCCTAAAGGACATCCTATTGAAGGTCAACCAGTTGTGTTGCGTGACTATCAAATAAGTATTGTTAACAACTTCTTAAAGAACCCACAATCACTACAAGAGATTGCTACAGGTGCGGGTAAAACATTGATGACAGCTACGCTCAGTCATAGTATAGAACAATATGGTCGTAGTATTGTTATTGTACCAAACAAAAGTTTAGTAACACAAACAGAAGCAGATTATATTAATCTAGGATTAGATGTTGGTGTTTACTTTGGTGATAGAAAAGAATACAACAAGACACACACTATATGTACTTGGCAAAGCCTGAACAACATGCTTAAGAAAACAAAAAGCGGTGAAGCAGAAGTAGAAATCGGAGACTTCATTGAAGGTGTTGTTTGTGTTATGGTTGATGAAGTGCATATGGCAAAGGCTGATGCACTTAAAACATTATTAACAGGTGTGTTTGCTAAAGTACCTATTCGCTGGGGTTTAACTGGAACTATTCCTAAAGCAAAGTTTGAAGCACAGTCTTTATTTGTTAGTTTAGGGCCTGTCATCAGTAAATTATCAGCAAGCGAATTACAGGATCAAGGGGTTTTAGCACAGTGCCATGTAAACATTGTGCAACTAAAAGACGATGTAGAGTTCAGCAATTACCAAAGTGAGTTGAAGTTCCTCACTAGTGATGATAAGCGAATGCAGAAGATTGCTCAATTAGCAAATACTGTTAAAGATACAGGCAACACTCTGATTTTAGTTGATAGAATCGAAGCTGGGCAATTACTTCATTTGAAACTTGAAGAATTGGGTGTACCGGAAGAGAATGTAGTATTCGTTTCAGGTAACACTAAAGGCACAACAAGGATAGAACACTATGATGATATTGCTACAGCAACTAATAAAATCATTATTGCAACATACGGAGTAGCCGCAGTTGGTATCAACATTCCTCGCATCTTTAATGTAATGCTATTAGAACCCGGTAAGTCATTCGTTAGAGTTATCCAATCGATTGGTCGTGGCATCCGCAAAGCAGAAGATAAAGATTTTGTGCAGATTTGGGATATCACAAGCTCCTGTAAATTTGCCAAAAGACATTTAACACAAAGAAAAACTTATTATAAAGAGGCTAACTATCCATTTGATATTGAAAAACTTTCATACAAGTGATAGAATAATACTATGCGTATATTAACATTGGACAATTCATTTTATAATCTAGAAACACTCCCGGAAGAGATTGATGACTTGAGGTTTGCAATACTAGATAATAGCAATACTAGTAATGTAGACTATCATTATATTCCATTAATATTCTTAGAGAGTTTCAGTGCTCCGGCACTAGTACTAAAGATAGGTAATAGTACAATAAAGATGCCAGTTGATTGGCAAATATTAATTGGAGAAAAAGAACACGGAGACTTAGAAACATTACCACTAACAAGTATTAATGATAGGGGATTCAATGCTTTTGAATTCAATCCACTAACAAGTTTCAGTCCTAGCTTTTTACCAATTGAGATTGTAGATATTTACCATGATGTAACTTGGTATGCACCTAGATTAAAAAACGGGCAATTCTTGTGTGTTCCTATTGATGATGGTGATAAACCTAGATGTGTTTATTTTGTAAAAGAAATTAGTCGTAATTGCGAAATAGTAGATTATTCACAGGCATTTTAAAATGGCAACTAGAAAACCCGCAGTACCTGTTGACGAGAAATTTGAAAAACAAGACTTTGATTTGTTTGATGCATTAGCGGCTATAGATAAAAAAGATTATGATTATTATGATAGGCTAACAGAAGAACAGCAACGAAAATTTGTAGCCTACATGATGATTCATTGGACTAGTGCTATCAAAGGATCGTCTGAACTACAGCAGTACTATTTGCAAAGTATTGATTATCATGCTAACAAGTATTATTTCAATGAGAATGTACAGAAACATCCTAAACTACAATGGTTGATGTTGTGTGCAAGTAGTCCAGGAGTAGGAAAACAATTTCATCAATGGATACCCGGTATCAATCAAAAGGTAGGTAAATTAGAAGCACCTGCTAAATTAAAAGAAATTAAAGAATACTATAAAAAGATATATCCAAAAGCAATCGAATCTGATATCACCGAAGTATCTGAAATATTTGTAACGTCACATAAAAGAAAATGTCAATTAGCAAAACTATTTCCTAATCTAAAACAAACTGATATCGAAACATTAAATGAAGTTATAACTGATAAACAAATTGCAGAATATGAAAGAGAACTTGGCAACTGATTTACCCGCAAAATACGGATGTGAGTTTTGCAAACGTGACTTCTTAAAAGAAAGCACAGTGTTAAAACACGTATGTGAACACAAACGTAGATGGATGGAAAAAGACAAGCACGGAAATCGTTTAGGATTTCAGTCTTGGATTCAGTTTTATAAAAAGAATACTGCAAGTAAAAAACATAAAACCTACGAAGAATTTATCAGTAGCGCATACTATATTGCATTTGTAAAATTTGGTAATTACTGTGTGAATATCAATGCAGTAAACCCGAGCAGATTAGTAGATTGGTTACTAAAGAATCAAATTAAAATTGACAACTGGACTAGTGATTCAGTTTACACAAAATATTTGATAGACCATTTAAAAATTGAAGATGCATTTGATGCTATACATCGTAGTGTAGAACAATGTATAACTTTAGCAACTGATGCAGGTATACAACCCAATGACGTTTTACGATATGGCAATGTCAATAAAATTTGTTATGCGATTACATCTGGTAAAATTAGTCCTTGGATGTTGTACTGTAGTGACAGTGGTGTAAAATTTTTAGAATCATTAAATCCAGATCAAGTTAAAATAATATCAGACTATATAAATCCAGAACAATGGGCATTGAAGTTTCATCGTGAACCAAATATTAAACAACAAATCCAAGATACTCTCAAACAAGCAGGGTACTAGAGTACGCATACCCTGGAAGAAAGGTGATACTATTAGTGATTGGAACGAAACATGTGCATGGGCTATGGAACAGTTCGGATTACCCGGTACTAGATATTATACTCACTCAGTGGAAGATTACATGGACTTTTACTTTCACAAAGAAGAAGATGCTATTCATTTTAGTTTGAGGTGGTTATAAACTATGGAACCAATTAAATGTGATTTAGCATTCGGCTCAGTCAATGTAGTAACAAACAACAATTATACAATTTGTTGCGTAGCTAGAGACTCCGTTCTTAATAAAAAACAAAATATCAGACTTCCGCACGTTGAAAAAATTAATGTTGAACCATTGCGTGAAATTCGCAGGTCACTTATAAACGGAGAGTTCCATTCAGCGTGTAGTAATTGCCAAGAAGGTGAAAAACTTTCTTCTATCTCACTGCGTACAATATGGAACAATGCATTAGAAAAATATAATATACCTATAACCGAGTTTGTTGATCCTAATGATATGCGATACCTAAGTTATGCTTTTGGTAATAAGTGTAATAGTAAATGCATGATGTGTGGGCCGTCGAGTAGTGATTTATGGACAGATGAATTTAATAAAATATGGTCTAAAACCCGACGTATTCAATTACCATTAGTAACACCCTCAAGCCAAATACATAAAAATAGCATCAGTGAAATGCTTGATACATATCCAAACTTAGAACACATAACTTTATTGGGCGGAGAACCAACTATTATCGAAGAACATGTTTTCATGTTGGAAAAATTAATTAGTCAAAATAAAAGTAAAAATATTGAGTTGTCATATGTTACTAACTTGACAGGAATTAATGATGAATTAATTAATCTTTGGGGTAATTTTAAATCTGTTGGGTTTAATGTTTCAATAGATGGATTTGATAAAGTTAATGAATACATTAGATATCCTTTTAAATGGAATAAAACTGATACCAACTTACGCACTATACTACAACATGCTAAAGACAATAAATCAAAATTTAGTGCTAGTCTCAGTGCCACACTAAACCTTTATAACTGCATAGATATAGGAAATCTGATTGAGTATTGGTTTAATATTAGTAAAGAATACGATAATTTAAATTCAGGTATTTTAATTACTAGAGTAGTATATCCTGATTATACTAATTTAAATATTAGTTCAGTAGAACATCGTCAGCAAGGTAAACAAAAATTATTTGAGTTGTTGGACAAAATTAAAAAAGAACCCTATATTAATCCGTCGTATGAACAAAATATTAATTTAGTATTAGGACTTTTGGATGAACCAAAAACAACTAATGAAGCACTAATTAATGATGCAAAATATTTTATTACAGAGTCTGACAAATATAGAAATAGGAATATAAAAGATTTTATTCCTAAATTATATAATGACTTGTTTAAGGATAAAGATTAAATGTCACTTGAACAAGAACTAATGGAAAAAATGTCCAAAGAACTAGCAAAAGAAATTGACGAAGGTATTATGTCAGACATGTTAATTGAGATTGGTTGGACTCCTGTTGAATTTTATTTTCAAGATAACTATCACGCTAACGATGTTAATTTTTGGTTGTTAAAACATTGCAAAAGTGATTGGCGTAGATTTGAAAAAAAATATTTGTTTGAAGATGTAAAAGAAGCTGAATGGTTCATATTGAGGTGGCTATGAATAGCAAACAAAGACGCAAATCAAAACGTGCCCATCCTCATCATATTACTATCCATGCTCAATCAAATGAGATATACTTAGAGCATGATATAAAAGTAGTAAAGGCGTTTGAATGGTGCAAGAAAAAATGCAAAGGTCATGTTGCAAGAATTTACTTTCACGATAAAGCTATATTTAAATTTAGTAATCAAAAGGATGCAATG